TTTCACTATGCGTCAAGACAAATCACTCAACAACTTTCACTTTTGCTATGGATGAACAAGTTACAAAACCTAAAAGTAAAGCTGGAAGACCTACTATTTACTCTAAGGAACTTGTAGAAGAGATATGTAAAAGACTTGGTAATGGTCAAACTCTGAGATCCATTTGCAGAGAAGAGGGATTTCCTAACCAAGATACAGTCCATAATTGGTTGAATAAGTATCCAGAATTTGTCGAGCAATACACGCACGCACGAATTCAACAAGCTGATACTTATGCTGAGATGATCGTTGACGAAGCGTTCTCTTCACACGATGCAGCAATAGGTAGATTGCGCATGGATGCACTTAAATGGGCTGCAAGTAAAATGGCTCCTAAGAAGTATGGAGACAAAATCGAGGTTGAGGCTAACCAGACCAATAACATCAAGCTGTCATTCACTGTACCACACAGGGACGCTCCAATCGATGTTTTAGAACTAGAAGATAACAAACTACTTCCAGAATAGCAAGTCAATTATGTACTACTGCTGTTATGAGAAGTTATTAACTGAAAACAATAGATAAACACATGAGATTCCACGTTTTAGGATTACCACACACAGTAACGTCAAAAGAGTTCAACGCTTGTGCTTACACTCAAAAGGCGTATAAGTTTTGCACAATGATGATGGATCGAGGCCATGAGGTTATTCACTATGGTCACGAAGACAGCAACCCAACCTGCACTGAAAATGTTAGCGTATTGACCAACGACGACTTTAAGAAATCCTATGGTAGCCATGACTGGCGCAAGACGTTCTTCAAGTTCGACACAAGCGACCATGCCTACACTACGTTTTATGCAAACGCAATCAGGGAGGTTGGGAAGCGCAAGCAGAAAAATGACTTTATCCTGCCATTCTGGGGCAGCGGAGTAAGGCCTGTCTGTGACGCTCATCCAGATATTATCACAGTGGAGCCGGGGATCGGCTATGCTGGAGGACATTGGGCTAATTGGAAGGTATTTGAGAGCTACGCCATTTATCACGCATATTGCGGCATGCAAGCCGTTGGAAATTGCAGGCAGAACAATTATGAGATTGTCATCCCCAACTATTTCGACCCCGAAGATTTCACGTTCAGCTCCGAGAAAGAAGACTATTTTCTCTATCTGGGAAGGGTTTACTCTGGCAAAGGTGTAGACATTGCAATTCAAGCCACGGAAAGGGCAGGAGTTAAACTAGTCATAGCAGGACAGAAGGAAGAGGGTTACAAGCTACCGCCACACGTTGAATATGTAGGCTACGCCGACACAGAGACACGCAGAAAGCTAATGAGTAAAGCAAAGGCCTCATTCCTGCCGAGCCAATACGTAGAGCCATTCGGAGGTGTACAGATTGAGAACTTGCTCTCAGGAACTCCGACCATCACGACAGACTGGGGAAGCTTCGCGGAGAACAACCTCCACGGCGTGACGGGCTACAGATGCAGGACTATGGGAGATTTTGTTGATGCTATCAAAAACATTGACCGCATACGCCCAGAGAATTGCCAAGCATTCGGATTGAACTTCACGTTGGATAGGGTTGCGCCCATGTATGAGAAATATTTCAACGATGTGCTCGACGTTTACAACGGGGCTGGATGGTACGCAGACGGCAACGGAATAGATGCAATGACAAGATACTTCCCATCGATTGACTAGGAAATCCCGTGACAAATACTATATACTTTTTGTCACAAGATCGACCCGCCTACACGACACTAAACAACACAATGAGCCACCAAGACGACCAAGACCAAGACCAAGACGCGACTGCACTCCAAGCATACAAAGATTATACTGGATTGATGCTGGATGCAAAGAGGCTAAAAGAGGAACTGGCAGAGATAAAAGAACGATGCGAAAAGCTAGAGAAGGCTATGAAATACTCCCCATCTGGTGAATCTTTGCTATCTAAATTTATTCAAGCAACGCAAGACGTAGAGAAGGCGAAGGAAACAATAAAAGGCGATAATATTGCATGGATTGAATTAAACGAGGAGTTAAAAGACACTAGAGAAAAATTGCGTTTCGTGACTTGCCATAGAAACGATTTGATGGATTCCGTTAGCGACTTGCAAAAAGAAATCAAGCTACTGAAAGCAATTATGGACGTGATGAAAGACAAAGCCAATGAGTGATTATACATTTGAGACGGAATATTGGGGCGATTGCACGAATACATTTGACGAAGACCAGAAGCACTATGTTTATGCGTTATACATGGGATTGGATAGGGTAGGCTACTCTTTCGACGTTCATGGACGATCCATCGTTGACATAGGAGGAGGCCCGACATCGATGCTATTAAAGACAAAGAACCTCGGAAAGGCACTTGTGGTTGACCCGTTATTTTACCCAGCGTGGACGTATGCAAGGTATGACGCAAAGGGAATCAATTATTCCGTGATGCGAGGAGAAGATTTGACCCGTGATGGATTCGATGAATGCTGGATTTATAACTGCCTCCAGCATACGGATGACCCTGCAAAGATTATTGCCAATGGATTGAAAGCCGCAAGGACATTGAGAATCTTTGAATGGGTAGACATTCCAGCACATGAAGGACACCCCCAAGAAATCACCAAAAAACTTCTTGACGATGCGATAGGGAATGAAGGAAAGTTAGTACACCTAGCCGAAGCAGGTTGTTTCGGTTTGGCATACTTCAATACATACACACAATGAATAGCACACCATACGAACAATTCGTTCAATCCATCGTAAAATCGGGACATGATATTTTAGTCCAATTAACACCATTGCAAGCCTCCATGATGCACATGGCCGTTGGCATTAGTGGAGAAGCTGGGGAACTACTGGATGCGATTAAAAAGCATTCAATCTACCAGAAGCCTTTGGATTTTGATAACGTGAAGGAGGAAGCAGGAGATATTCTGTTTTACCTGACAGGATTGTTGAATGACGTAGGAATTACGCTAAACGAGTGTATCGAGGCTAATCGGGAGAAACTAAGCAAACGCTATCCAAACAAGTGTTATAGCAACGCTGATGCGATTAAAAGGGCGGATAAGTTAGACGTGATCGAGGAGCCACTTGTTTTGAAGGATGACGATGATTTGGAAAACGTGAAGATCGCGAGGGTTTGCATGATAGACGATACAGAGTGTGAGTCTTGCCAGTAATATGACAAAGCAAGACTTGTGGAATCAATACGCAAAGAAGAATCCATCATTTAATGCAAATGGAAATGTTACGTTGTCCGCTAGAGGATTGCGGAAGATGTTTGACCAGACGTGGAAGATTGCATTTGAGTCTGGATTCAACCAAGAGTTTGAAGATGAGGAAGAGGATCACGATTACCCACGGGAAATAAAAGGAAACCCATGCGCGGAGAACATTTTCAAGACAATTTTCGGAGGCCGATGAATACATTGGAGCATTATATAGAGTATAAGCGACTTAACCCAGTTAGGGTTATGAACGCTTTACAGAACAACGGGATTATTTCAGACGAGTGTATTTTTCCAGATGATGTTAGAGATTCAGGACAAGCGGTTTACTGGTTGGAGGATCATTTATTCGATATATGAACTGGGACGAATATGCAATGAGCATTGCTGAGGTTAGTGCGAAGAAGAGCAAAGACCCGTGGCGGCAAGTTGGTGCGGCGTTGTTGCGGCATGACAATAGCATTGCGGCATGTGGGTTTAATGGATTCCCTGCTCATATGGACGAAAAATGGGAAAATCGCGCCACAAGAAGAAAATATGTTGTCCATGCGGAGCAAAACGCACTTCGGTATGTAAAACCCCTAGAATGCCGTTTAATCGCAACTACAACGCTTCCCTGCAATGATTGTTTGAAAGTGATTTCCAGTTATGGGATCGGCAGAGTATTGTATAACGATACTTATCCGACAGATGAATCAACTTTGGAATTGGCGGTAGACTTTGGCATTGAGTTGGTGCAGTTGAAAAAGAAACGACTGACATCGTACTGGGATCATTCTAAGAAGCCATCTGATTTTGTTGTCAAGGACGGAGATAACGAAGTGCATAGGGGATGCTATAAGACAGGAGAAAGGATGTTAGGTTTATGAGTGACACACCAGAGACGGATGCGGAAATATATCCAATGAATGGAGTTGATATTGTTTGGCCCGAATTTTCACGTCGACTTGAACGCGAGCGCGACAATGCAAGGGAAAAATACGCAACGGAGGCAACCGAGCATATGCTTGCGGTCAATAAGCTGGCCAACGAGCGCGACGATTTGGAACGCGAGCTTACAAACATTTACCGCTGGATCGAGCGAAATCATTCAGACGGATTCATAGATTCTTTAAGTTATTCGCAGAATTTGGAACGAGTTACGGATTCTTGGTATGATCGCCTTGAACGGGTGGAACGCGAGGATGCTATTTTAGGTTGGG